CACCTTATATAGTCAGGTTGGGGGGGGCAAACCCTGTGAGACTAAAATAAAGCGCCCCATAAGAGATTCCAGAACTAAAGAAAACATCAGGGTATGAAGCCGGTAGGTCTGATAAATTGTAGGAAGGAGTGGATGTTTTGGACAAATTGAAATTAAACCTTACGGCCTTTTTTATATATAAAATATGGGATTTATAAGCATCTGATATTGGTATGGAAATTATAAGTCGTATCATTAAACAAGTTCAAAACTTGGCGTCAGACACCTTCTCCTTGCGGAGCCTCCCCCAAGGGCTTTGTTTTTTTTTGTATCTGGCGCCAAACAACAATTAAGGGAGGAGGCAGATGGACGGGAAGCAGGAAGATTTTTCGGCGTATAACAAGTTAGACCCTTTAGATAGCGTTTACAGGTTTTACACCAGATATCCCGATCAGAAGAACATGATGGGGTATATAATAGATTGTTGTATGAAATGGATGCCGTACCCTAATCATCAGATAGCTGTTATAGCTGGGCATGCTTTAATAAGCGCATTAGGGGGAAGGGTATATACGTTTAACAATGGGTCTGGCATTGTTTTAACGGCATTGGTTACTGGTCGTTCAACGATTGGTAAGTCTTTTATAAAGAAGTTTTGCATTTGGGTCCTTAACGGGTTTCAGGATAAAAAATGTAGCAAGGAGTTTATTGGGTCGTATTTTTACACTGGCAGCAAGAACATGATAAACGAGATGAAGAGGTCTGGGAGTTTATTGAGTGTTCGGACTGAGTCTGGGCAGAACGACAAGTCAAATGTTGGTGACATAACAAGGGTATTAATGTATGAGCTTGAGCTTGCTACTGAAAGTGGTGAAGGTGGTTATATAAGTTCAGGTGGGCAGAGCAGGGGGCTCCCGGCTTTATATTCTCCTGCCGTAACGACAATTCGAGAGAGTGTAGCCAAGATTCAGAGCGAAGCGGATATTATCAGGGCGAGTGCTATTAGTGGAGTTTCCGGCAGGAGGAGTCATGTGTTGATTGATCCTGTTAAGGGGGATTATAACGAGCAGCAGATTAGTGAAGTCCCGGACAAATTAAAGGCGTTGACAATGGCTATTTATAAGAAAGCCATTATTGAGCAGAGAAAAAACGTAACCGAGCCTCTTCACAAGTCTTTATGGGTTAGAATAAGGTATAAAGACCCTGAGTATTTATCGAGCAAGCGAAAAGAATGGATAAAAAAAGAGAACCTTTTAGCAGCGAACAATTATCACTTTACAGCCACTTTTTATGGGCGGCTTGGGGAGAGACTTCCATCATGGGCAGCCAGACTTGCGATCGCAGACAACCCTAAGCGCCCCGTTATAACTAATGAGCATATAGATATTGCTGAAGAGAGTCTTTTCGCCGAACTGGCTGCGGCCACAAGGCAGCACGAGTCCGGAGAGCTTGATTCTGACATAACAGAAACAGTTAATTTTATCATGAATCTTTTCAAAGGAGACATGACCAAGCACAGGAGCATCCTCAGGGACGGGAACCAGCATATGCTTATGGATAAGGCATGTGAGCTGCACAGGGTTTTCAGTAGGGCAAGAGTGAGGGTATCATATAAAAAGGCAGCTTTAAGACATAGCGATCTTGACAAAAGGATATTGCAGGCTATAAAAATACGAGGGCTCGAAGTACTCCCGCCAAGAGCGGCTAAAATAACTTACAATTATTACGGCAAGGTTTTAAGGGTGCCAAAGAAAGAGGAGAAGGGCAATGGAACCTCATAAACAAGAAAAAGTATATACACTTGAAGACATGACCAGAAGGCTTGTGCAGGTAGCCTATAAAATACAGGAATACCATATTGCTACTGCGCTGGGGCTCCCCCCACCAGAAGGATTTGAAAAAGGGGACACGAACAGGCAGAATGAAATTTTAGCTAAAGTGACACCTATGTTGCAGGAGTTCCAGGAAACGAAAAAGATTGATGCCAATTCGTCATCCGAGGTTGTCAAGATGTTGTCTGCTGGCAAGATTACACCGAGTGAAGCAATAAAAATATTAGAGGTAATTGAGTCAAAAGTACGGGTTGAGGGCGAGGAAATGAAGCTTGGGCTTAAAAAAGAAATAATTGCAGAGCTTGACAAGGCTAATAAATAGCTTGACTTTTATGTTTTTTTGTGCTTATACGTTTTACATGTTTGTTTAATGTAGAAAAAGGGTTTAAGATGGAAAATATAAATAACCTTAAAAAAAAGATCGCCATTTTAGAAAATAACGAGATAGACCTTGGGGATATCAACGATTTTGAAGCAAAAAATAAGGAGGAGCGGAAGAAGTGGTGGTCAAAGATGATGGATACGGCAGAAAAAGACTGCGACAGGCTAAAAGCTTCAGAGCTGCTTGGGAAATCAGAAGCTGATTTTACAGATAAAATGCGCCATGAGGGGCCGGACGGCGGTCCCATACTGCTTCAGCCAATGAGTTTAAAAGGCCTTCACGATGCAATCAATAGCGGGGAAAGAAAACCAGGATTATGCGACTCAGGCGGTTGAATACTTACCGTCAGCGACATATGAGCAGGCATTAAGAGTATATGACGCTATATTTAAAGACAAAAACATTGCAAATGATGTTGTTGCTTATATAGGGTTGCACGACAGGTATTTTTTTGCACAGATCATATTAAATCTTGGCAATATTTTAAAAAGATCATGGCATCCATGGCTTTATGAAAGATGCCGAGAAGTTGAAGCCAACACGGATGGATATATCGACCTATGGGCAAGAGAGCATTTTAAAAGTACATATATTACTTTTGCCGGAGCACTTCAAGAGGTTGCAAAAGACCCTGAGCTTACCATTGGCATTTTCTCGCACAATGCGAAGCATTCCAGATCAAATTTTATAGTACGAATTAAGACAGAACTTGAAACCAACCAGCTACTGCCTGTTTATTACCCCTACGCTTTTTTTAGCGACCCCAAAAAAGATTCTCCTATATGGTCAAGGAACGAAGGGCTTGTATGTAAAAGAAAGTCAAACCCTGCCGAACCGACTTTTTCTGGACATGGCCTTGTTGATGGGCAGCCTATCGGTGCCCACTTTGGCTTGATGATTTATGACGATGTTGTTACTGACAAGTCTGTTGGAACTCCGGAAATGATTACAAAAACAACTGAAATGTGGGACTTGAGTCAGTTTCTTGGCAAAGAATCAGAAACTGGTGATGAGAAGCCCAGGGTTTGGTATATAGGAACAAGGTATAACCACGCAGATACATATAAGACGATTTTAGACAGAGGGGTTGCTAAACCAAGGATTTATCCTGCAACCGATACTGGGGCACCTGACGGCAAACCTGTATATCTTACACAATCCCAATGGGACGAAAAAAAAAGACGGTCAAGCAATTATATGGTTGCATGCCAGATGCTCCAGAACCCGCTTGCGGGAAGTGAAATTGAGTTTAAACCTGAGTATATACGAAGGTATGAGGTAAGGCCGGAGGTATTAAATGTTGCCATTCTGATTGATCCTGCCAGCTCGAAAAAGAAAGGTTCTTCTGATACGGCAATGATAGTTATTGGCATGGATGCGCAATGGAACAAATACCTGTTGGATGGGGCTATACACAAAATGAGTCTTTCTGAGAAGTGGACTATGATGAAAAACCTTCGGGCCAAATGGATACGTCAGCCAGGGATTCAGGTTGTTACTATAGGATATGAAAAATATGCACACCAGTCTGACGTTGAACACTACAACCAGATGATGATTATCGAACAAAACAGTTTCCCCATAGAAACCGTGTCGTGGCCGAGAGATATGGTTGAAGGCAGCAAGAGGGATCGAATTAGAAGGCTGCTTCCAGATCATCAGAACTGGAAGTTTTTTTACCCATACGAGGGGGACGAAACAGCTCTTCAAAAACGGCATAAGCTAATGGGGAAGAGCCATCTTTTATCAAAACCGATTGTGCGCAGGAACGAAGATGGCAGGACTTACAATCTGACGAGCTATATTATAAATTCCGAAATGATGTTTTTTCCTGCGCTTGTCAAGATGGACGGGCTGGATGCTATGTCAAGATTTTACGATTTAAATATAATGCCTCCTATGGTGCATGAGGAAGGCGATATTTACCCTGAACATGTTGGAGACGATTAATGAGCGAGCAAGTTACTACATCAGAGACCGATCTTTTATCAGAAGTTGTAAAGGCTGATACTGAACATTACGAAAACGATGTTGCATATGAGTTTAGCAACGGAAGAAAGTTTGAAAGTTCGGACAAATCAGACTCAGGTATTTATGGATAACTACACGCCACATCCTGACTATGACGATCTTCCGGAAAGCATAAAGAGAATGTACACGGAAAAAGAGTTTGCATGGCTTGGAGATGACGGCAGGAAAAGGCTTTTAGAAACAGAATGTTACCCAGAAACCGAGGGAGATGACGTATGAAAATTATTACACAAATTATCATGTTTCTGCTTGTGGTGCATATTGCTGTTGTTTATGCGCAGCAACCTGTAATTATTACAGTAATCAAGGATGTAATCGAAGATGACCTTGACAGTTTCAACTTGTATAATGGCGAGGATGTTATCGCTAATATTAAATCAGATGTAAAGCCATGGATATGGCAAGGCGAAATAACGCTTGACAATGGCAAGGCTATTATTAGTGCTACTGCACTTGATACAACAGGCAATGAAAGCGAAAAAAGCCCTCCTGTTGTGTTCGATCCTGTTGCACCAACATCTCCGTCTTTAACAATAATTATTATAAATTCACCACCGTGGCAGTGAGTATAAGGAGAGCTTAAATGAATGATATTAGTTATATGGGCAAGTTGCTTAGAAAGACGGCATGGCAAAAAAGCAAAGGAGCTTTGTATGCATGGCTTGCATTGTTTACCGATCATGCCAGTTATTGTGCTGAAAAAGAAAAAGTCGAAAAGTTTATTAAGGAAGTTGAAGAATAGGGTGTTATAAGGTTTTTAATGACTGAATGGTTAAATAAACGTACAAAAAATACCAAGGTTTTTGATCTCGGTAATGGCAAAAAGCGTTACATGATGCATGCCGGTAATATTCATTATCCTGACAGCGCTAAAAACTGGCATGATATTGATACGACACTTTTGCACCAACAGGGCGGGAAGTATCAGGAAAAGTGTTTTTATCATTGTGCTGTGCCTGACAAGGCAGACGGAGTTTTTGAATTCTTTAATGGTGATCATTTTTTCAATCTTCGCCTTGTCAATGCTAACGCTGTAGGCCATGCCATAACTCCTGATATTTGGGGAGAACTTGGCAAAGGGGTTCAGTATACTAACGCTCTTGGCAATGGAGTGCATTTTGAGGTTACTGCCAAAAATATGGCGATGGACCATCGTATCAGGTGGGACAAGCCGCCTGTTGATATAACAAAAGATCAGGTTGTTGATTTTGAGATTATGTCCATCCCTGACGGTGTACGGATAAGAGATGTTGTACATGGGGCGCCTTTTGAACTTAATATTAAAAAAACATCAACAAAGGCTGTGCCGCTTTCAGGGAAGTGCATCGAGCTTTTTGACAAGAGTTTATCAGGCACGAACAAGACTTATATAAATAATCCGATAGCTTATGATTCTCGTGAAAATGTTTTACCAGTTAGCGTGTTTTTTTACCAATCCGGAGGGAAAAGTTATTTTAGAAAAATAATTCCAAAAGAAATATTCTATAATGCTACATACCCTGTGTTCGCCGACCACCCTGCGTCTTATTGGTCTGGGACGAACGATGGAAGGGTATATTATAGCATAGCTACAGCATCATGGGTTTGGAGCACAGCACATAATGCAGACCCGGGGACAGCGGCAGGGAATAATTATATTTCTTGTGGAACAATAGATAATGGCTCAACACAGTTTTTATATCGTGGCAGTGTTCCTTTTGATACGTCTGCTATTACTGATACAGATAATATAGCCTCAGCCACGCTCTACCTCTGGCTTGCAGCCACCGATGACGATTTAAACGATAGTTATTCATACATTACTGTAGTTCAGACGACAATAGACCCTACAACCGGGTTGGTTGCTGCTGATTTCCCTGACATTGGTGCTGTGGATAATCCGACTGAGGGCATCGATTCCGGTGACAGACTGGATATTACAGGACTTTCAGGGCAGTATTATTCTTTTACATTAAATGCTACAGGTCGAGGGTGGGTAAGTAAGACAAGCTGGACGAAACTTGGTATTCGTGAAGGACATGATGCAGATACATCAAGCGGAGGTATTGGCTCTGGTTATTCACAACGTGCCACTTTTTATGCCAGTGAACGAACAGGAACTGATAATGATCCGTACCTTGATGTTGTGACATCGAGTGGCAACCCATGGTATTATTATGCACAACAGTAAGGAGATAAAAATTGCCTGATATATATATGGACGTGGACGCAGCGTTGGCGGAGGTTCCTGTAAACCTGCTTCCGTTGACAGACGATACTGATTTCAAAACAAGGGAAACAGGCATTGGTTACAACCAGGCGGGGATGGATTTAGTATGGAATTTTGTAACAACAGCCGGAGCAATGACCCAAACTGCTGTTACACCAACAACTG